TTCCACAGATTTCTCAAATAATTCTTTGATTATTTTCACTTCTGCTTCAGTGGGTTCTTTTGGTCTGAAGTCTCCCAGGTTGTGTAACCCATGAGTGTCGATCGCGGCTCTCTCTGCCTCGTCCAACGGTCTTTCTCTTCTTGACCATTTTGATGTTGAGTAGTCTGCATAACCACCTTTAGTTGTCTTAGTGATCCTGAAGTCCACGCCCTTCAAGTAATCAGTTGGCATTTCTTCCATTTCTGGATCCATAAGTGCCCCTCTGATAATGTTGAAGATCTGAGGACCGATTATAAATCTTCTTATCGGATTCTCAGGTGTTGTGTCTTCTGCTAATGGATTCGTTGTGACAAAACCTTGGAAAATGTAACTTTTCTTTTTCCAGTATTTTCTGCCCATGTCTTCCATGCTCTTGTCTTTGAACCACGGTCTGACCTCTGTCAGTACTGGACAAGTCTTCCCATACATTTCCATGCACGGTACTTGCACTGTCACTGGTCTCGAGTCAGTCTGACCCTTGATACCTGCGAATGGTAACTTGATCATGTTCCTCTCAGTCCAGAAGAATGTGTTGGTCTCATCCTTGTCTGGTAAGAACCTAACTACTGCTTCAGAACCTTCTGCGATATTCCAGTGTGGGTAGATGGCGTTGTCTCCGCCTGTGTTGGAAGTGGAGCGATTCACTTCTTGAGATTTTAACTTCGCTCTTATTTCAGCCAATGATGCCATAATGTAAGCCTCCTTTATTGTGCCTATGTTTGTTGTTGCCTAAATGTATATTAGACATATAGTACGTAATATACAACGTTATTTATCTAATGTCTACTAGTATTATTGGTAATTTGTTTTAAAGTCAACCATGGAAATTTTTCCACGATTCTCTGTGCTATCAACGGCGCCGTTTCGATTTTGAGGTCTACTCGCTCGCCGACACCTTTTTCACTGCTCCTGTAATTTTTTTGCAGGTCCAAGCAATCCAACACATCTGCGTTGTTGTCAAACTCATCAAACCCTTCGTAAAATCTTATTTTATAAAATCGATAATTATTTTTTGTAAGATAATTTATGAACCAAGACATTATTCTCTTTGCTCTTTTCTCAACAACTCCTTTGTTGTAATACAATTTAGATTTTTCGTGGGCAATACGTTGAACTTCGCTGGTTGCTGTAAGACGCGGATTAACGATAAACTCTGGCTTTCGTTGGTCGTACCCTTTCTCAAAAAAATATTTGTGTCCCTTGTGGTTAACCCTCTGCCAGTTATGGTTAATAGCGTAATCTGAGATGAATATTATATCAGGTCTGCGATTGTATTTTTTCTCATATTTTTTCAATCTTTTGTAATACCCATATGCTGTGGCACCATTTTTGCTCATGTTTACGATTGGTTCGCTGATGTGTTTCCAATAACTATTCATTAATTCTTGTTCTTCGAGATATTCAAAGGCACGGAACGGAATAGAAGAAAAATCTGTTATTTTTTCCCTGTGATCTTTTCTTTTTTTCAAATACCATTTGTTGATGGCTTTCCAGTATGTGTTTCTATGAGCCAAACTATATTCTATCAGAGCACCTTTTTCCCCGGTAATTTCTGGAGTGAGGACGTTTGTTCCTGCACTTGCACAATCACCTAATACTAAAATATTTGGCATAGAGTACGTAATATATTACTAGATTTATCTAAAGTCTACTAGTATTATTGGTAAAGGGCTAGGTTTTTGATACGATTAATTTGGTTATCGTATGCCTGTTCTTCTTCTGAATAGAAATCTTCTAATTGAAGGCCAGCAAGTTCTATGGCATCTTTTAAAGTATATTCTTGATCACCAACTTTGAATTTGTCACCTGCTTTCATGCCCGCCGCTTTGGCTTTCTGTACTGCCTGAGCAAACATGTTACCTTCAAACTTGCCTGCGTGTGCACCGCCTTGCATCTTCTCGTAGTGTTCTGCGGCTTCTTCTGGTGTAAGTCCTAGTTCGTCTGCCTTGCTCATGAATTCGTCTTTGCTCATGCTCTGTGCCATGTCTGCTATCTTGTCTCCCATTCCTTCAGTTTTATCTGTGTATTTGGGATCACCTGCTTTCATTTTTTGATACGCTGGTGTGTTCAACATTTTGTCTGCTTTTGAGACATCAAGTTTTGTAGCGTTCTCTTTGTCTTTCTTTTCAATTTCTTGATCTTTAGGTTCAGTGGCATATTCCGCAACTTCCATCTCGCCTGCTCTCAATTTGTCAAAGTTCTGTCTTAAGAAATCTTGTGCCTCTTCCTGATCTACAGATGAGAAGATTGTTTTCTCATTTCTGTCTAGCACGTTGTATGTCATCTTGCCTGTCGCTTCACTCCTACTCATTGACACGTAAGGTTTGATGCCACCTTCGTCAATCATTGAATCTACCCAACCTTCAAACGCTTCGGTCTCTTTGGCTTTGCCTTTTAGGTCTTTCTTGGGTGCGAACGCTCCTGGATCCATTCTCACTTCTTTGCCGTAGTCTGGATCAGATTGCATTTTCTTGTAGTCATCGATGTATCTTTTCGCCAACTGTACTGCGATCTTTTTGTTCTTTATGTAGTCAGGTGTTGGTTTGAATGTTGCTGAATTTTCCTGTTCCATCTCGTCTGCAACTCTTGAAGCAAAATTAGCCACTCTGTCTTCTTCGCCTGATTTCGTTAGTAATCTACTTGCTATGTCTGAAAGTATTGAACTTAACATAGTGTTCTTGTTCGTGAATTTTGTTGTCTTAAGCATCTTGTCTGCTGTGTCATCTTTTCTCAATACTAATTTGCTGTCAGGATCGTTCAAGAAACTTTGTACCACTGCACCGTGGTCCACTGGTGGTTGCACAGGTGCGTCAATCGGTTCAGCATCTGGCTCAAGTTCATTGATTGGCTCTTCCTTGGATGCGCTTTCTAATTCTGACATCACCCTGCTGATTAATGGGAAAGCGTCTTCAACCCTGCTATCTAAATTTGTCATAGTAAACTTCTCTCTTAACTTGTTAACAGTCTCATCATCTAACACTTGATCTTCTGCTTTCTTGTAACTCTTGCAACTTGATTCGTAGTGACCTTGTTTGCTTAGATTCCTCATGTACTCTCTTAGGTTCTCTAATTGTAGTTTTGTGTTTTCAATTATGTCGCCTGCGTTGTCATTCAATTGGTCCTTGTTAGAAACATATCTCTGGAATGAATTTAATTTAGCGATGTCTTCTGAAGTCTGTATGATGTGTGTTCCAAACTCGTCATGTGGTCTACCACCGTTGGCAACGTGTCTCATCATTGCTCTAGCACCTGCTAGGTGTGTCATTGGGTACTTGAATCTCTCACCGTCCTCGTTCTCGATGTATAGTGATTGTATCTGTCTTGATCTTGCACCTGGCACAGTCTCATCAACTTTGCCTTTGTGTCTGATTATTAATTTTGTCTTGTCTAGGTTCTCATATGAACGTTTTGCTGTGCCTGTTAGGCCTTCGTTAACGCCTGCTAATATAGTGATTCTTGCTAGTTCTTCTGACATTTCATCAGTATTTACCGTTTTGTTCGTATCTGCAAGATTTTCATAGTCCTGCTTCGTTAGGTTGTTTTTAGTGATATCTCGTACATCAAACGTCAATTGATGTTCTACGGCGAAGTCTTTCAACTCCTTAAGGAACGCATACCATTCATCTCTGCTGTCCTCGTCAATTTTGCTTATAAGATCCCTGTTGTAGTACACTTTCATGTTCTCACCATCCGCTAGACTGATGCTTACTGATCCAAATGTATCTGCGTCTTCCTGGAATTCAAACTCAAAGAACACAGCATCTGCTGGATTTGCCGTAGCGGCACCGTTCTCGTCACCAAGTCTGATGTTTGCGAACTGTGATCTGATCTTGTTGAATAAATCTTGCGAATTTTTTGGGTTCATATAGTGTATTTATTATCCTGTGAATGATCCAAATATCGGCATTGGAGTTATCTCACTGGTACGATCTGTCCATTTTTCGAATATTTTAGGGTCAAAGTCTGCTAACACTTTCATCATACGTGTCATTAGCAAACACGCACTGACTAGGTCATCATGCTGACCCGGTTTGGCTTTATAACTCATTCCTGTCGCCACAAAATCTTTTAATTCTGATATAAGCAATTTAGAGTTTATTTCAAGTTTGCCGTTCTCAACTAGTTCTT